AGGGACGAAAAAGCGAGGTGAAGTCATGCTCGACGCCGTTAAGGATTATCTCAAAATCACCTGGGACGACGAGGATGCTGCGCTCCTGTCGATTATCGAGCGCGGCAAGGCATACCTCAATGACCTGACTGGCGCTGAGCTCGACTTCGATGTTGCTGGGCCTCCTCGATCGTTGCTCCTCGACTACTGCCGATACGTCTATAACAACGCCAGCGAGTATTTTGAGGAAAACTACCAGCAGGAGTTGATCCGCCTGCAGTTGACGACGGCTGTCGCAGCCATGGAGAGTGACGACGATGAAGGATAGAGAGACAGCCATGCGAGACCTTCGCAGGGTCTATCGTCATCCCGTCATGATCCAGGCGTATGAGACCACGCTCAACGAGTGGAACGAACCGGTGCAGACATGGAAGGACTGGAAACAGGTCTGGGTCTCGATCGAACCCATATCGGGCCGCGAGTATTGGGCCAAGCACCAGGCGCAGGCCGAGGTCAGTCACCGGATCAGGATGCGATATATTCCTGGGGTCCTGCCAACCATGCGGATCGTCTACGGGGAGCGCATCTTCGAGATCGAGTCTGTGATCGACTGGGAGGAGCGCAATGAGTATTTGCAGCTAATGTGCAGAGAGGTGGTGCAAGGTGGAGGTTAAGTTTTCTTTCGACGGCGACAAGGAGCTGATCGAAAACCTCAAGAAGATCAACCGCACCGCGTCTGGTCGAGCGCTCCGGAGGGCAGCGAAACAGGGGGCGGAGGTGATAGTCCAGGAGGCCAAACGCCGGGCACCAGTTGACACAGGACTGCTCAGGAAGTCGATTCGATCGAAATTCAAGAAACGCCGCTCCGAGAGCGTCACGGTCGAGATCGGGCCGAGCGAGAAAGCCTATTATGGCTACTTCGTGGAGTTCGGTACTTCCAAGATGGCCGCCAGGCCGTTTTTGAGACCTGCGGCTGACGCGTGCTATAAACAAGCGGCCGAGGAGACCAAGCAGGCCGTGGTCGAGGCGGTGCTGGAGGAGGTGGCGAAGGTTGGACATTGAGACCGCGCTAGTCACGCACATCCTGGCCGACCCGGCCATAGTTGCTGTGATCGGGAACCGGTTGTATCCGCTCGCCATACCGCAAGGCAAGGAGATCCCGGCGATCGTGTATCAGCGGGTCAGCAGCCCACGAACACTTACTCTCGATGGGGGTAGCGTAAACAGTCCGAGAATCCAGTTCTCCTGTTACGCCGAGACTTTCGGACAGGCAAAACAGCTAGCGATGAGACTGTATGAATCGCTGGACTGCTTTAGGGGGGTGCTCGGAAACAAGACGAAGGCAGCAGTGCTGATGGCAGACAATCGAGACGATTACGAACCAGAGACGGGTCGATACCGATGTGGTGTCGACTTTTTCGTTCTCTACACTAAACAAAGAGGAGGATGAGCTAGATGGCTTTATGGGGTATTGGGACCAAGTTCCAGAAACAAGTTGAGGAGGTCTGGCAGGACATCGGTGAGATCACAAGCATCAGCCCACCGGAGTCCACAATGGACACCCAGGATGCGACCACGTTGGATTCTCCGCAGGGCAGAGAGGAGATCGTTCCCACCATTCTGCGCAATGGCGAGGCGACGATAACCTTCAATTTTGATCCGGAGGACGTTGATCAGAAGTCATTTCGGGATGATATGGAGAACCGCGTGAAGGGTGACTACCGAATCCTGTTCCCGGACGAGTCGAACTTCTATCAGTTCTCGGCTTACGTTGTTGGGTTTAGTATTGGCGAAATTACGCCGGACGGCCTTCTGACCGCAACTGTCACGCTGAGGGCTACCGGCGCACCGACCTTCGACAAAGAGACGACTCCGTAAGTGGGGGCAGGGCAACCTGCCCCTTAGTCTATAGGGGGGGTGTATCTATGGTACTGGACAGAGAAGCGATCCTGAAAGCGAATGATATTGAGAAACGAGAGGTGTACATCCCCGAATGGGGTGGGTCCGTCTACGTCCGCGGCATGACCGGTCGTGAGAGGGATCAGTTTGAGGCTACCATCATCAGGCAGCGCGGGCGCAACACCGAGATCAACATGAAAAATGCGCGTGCCAAGCTAGTGGTGATGTGTACTGTAGACCAGGAGGGCAACCGCCTATTTACGGACGCAGACGTTGCTCTACTTGCCGAGAAGAGCGCCAAGGCGCTTGATCGGATCTTTGTTGTGGCACAAGAGCTGAGTGGAATTACCCGGGAAGACATGGAGGAGCTCACCGAAAATTTCGACGAAACGACTTCCGGCGGTTAGTTTTTCGGCTGGCGATTCTACTAGGAATGTCGCCGGGGGAGGTCTTGGCCAAGCATACCAGCCGAGAACTCACCGAATGGGCAGCGTATTTGCAGCTGGAACCTCATGGTGAAGAGCGGGCAGACTTGCGGGCTGGCATCGTAGCCAGTACTATTGCGAACGCCAATCGCAAGAAGGGCACCAAGGCGTTCAAACCCAGCGACTTCATGCCGAAGTTTGAACAGCAAGAACAGACGCTGGAACAGCAGAAAGCCGCTGCGGAAGCTGTGGCGCTAGCCTTTGGCGGCAAGAAAGGAAAGATAAGTGATGGAGGAGCCTAACGGCTCCTCTGTTCGCGTAACGGAGGTGAGGTACGTGGCGACAGTTGCGTCTTTGGTAGTCGACCTAACAGCGAATACAGCCAGATTCCGTCGCAACATGACCCAGGCACAGAGGACGATGCAGCAATTTCGTCGCACCGCCATGTCCGTCACTCGTACTCTGGATGACGTTGCGCGTGTCGGCAAGAAAGCCGCAGTCGGGCTGGCTGCCATAGCCGCCGCTGCCACCGGTGTGCTCCATACTACCGCCACGTTTGAGAGAAGCATGATGCGCGTCAAGGCGGTTAGCCAGGCCAGCGTCGCTGAATATAAGGCGATGGAAAAG